GAAGAAAGTCAGATATATACAATGCTAAAAGAACATCAAGGAAAAGTAAGTGTTAAAATAGATGGTCTTGCAGCAAGTTCCGCATCATTTATTGCTATGGCAGGAGATACAATCCAAATGAGTCCAACAGCAATGATGATGATTCACTTACCGAGTACATTCGACTGGGGGGATAAAAAAGACTTCCAGAAAACAATTGCTAGACTTGAAGAAATTGAAGCGGCTATTATTAATGCATATGAACTAAAAACAAAACTACCTAGAGATGAGCTGGCTAAAATGATGGAAGATGAAATGTGGATGAATGCATATAGAGCCAAAGAATTGGGATTTGTAGATGAAGTATTATACACAAATATAGAAGAAAAAGACCAAGTTGGTTTTGATTTTAGAAAAAAAGCAGTAAGTAATTGTATACAAAATAGTGTTAAGCAAATACAAGAAAAGATAGACAAAATACAAAATGAACTTGAATTAGAAAAGTTAAAAATTGAAATAGATTTGTTGAGTATTCAATAGGTCTATTTTTTTATATAAAGCATAACAAACAGATTTCTCCTGCTCCTTTCACAAATAAAAAAATAGGAGGAATCAAAAATGAACTTAAGAGAATTAAGACAAAAATTTGCTGCGATGGTAGCAGATGCAAAAAAATTAACAGAGGAAGGCAAAATTGAAGAAGCTAAAGCAAAAACTGAAGAAGCTAAAGCCTTAAATGAACAAATTAAACAAGCAGAAGAAATTCAAAGAATGGAAGATGAACTAGAAGGAGATGCAGGAACACCTGTTAAAGAACCAACAGCTGACAATAAGGCTGATGTAAACAAAGCGTTCTTAAAAGCAATAACAGGAAAAAGATTAACACCTGCAGAAAATGCACTAATTGAAAAAGCAGATGAAAATGACCCTAATGGAAGTATATTAGTACCAACAGATGAGAATACAAGAATCAATGAATATAAAAGACAATACAAATCATTAAGAAGTCATGTAAGAGAATATAGAACAACTGTAATCTCTGGATCATTTGTATATGAAAATAACAGCACAATGAGTCTATTAACAGATATAGATGAAATGGAAGAAATTCCACAAGAAGATGGACCAAAATTCAAAACAAAAGGTTACAACATAAAAAATAAAGGTGCAATATTACCAGTATCTAATACATTACTTGCTGATGAACAATCTGGCTTAATGGCATATGTTGGAAGATGGTTTGCAAAGAAAGCAGTAAAAACAGAAAATGCAGATATTCTTGCTGTAATGTTAGCAGATAAAACTGCAAATGCTCTTGCAGATTGGAAAGCATTAAAAAGGTCATTAAACAAAGACTTGGATCCAGCATTATTACCAGGAAGTGTAATAGTAACAAATCAAGATGGATTCGATGAATTAGATAATGCAGTAGATGAAAATGGTAGACCAATATTACAACCAGACCCTAAAAATCCAACACAAAAAGTGTTCAAAGGACTAACTATAGATGTATATTCAAATAATGATATACCAAGTAAAGATGGAAAAGCACCAATCTTCTATGGAAATTTAGAAGAAGCAATTACATTTGTAAATCGTGAAAGATATGAAATTGCAAAATCTAAAGAAGCAGGATTCACAAAAAATGCAACACTTATCAGAATATTAGAAAGATATGATGTAATCAAAACAGACAATGAAGCATATTGCTATGGAGAATTAACAATTACAGATGGAACTAATGCTGCAAGTGAGGCACAAGCAGAGGGATAGAAATATCCCTCATTTTTTGTAAATAGTGTTAAAAATCGAACAACGAAAATCGATTTTAAGCCACTTTAAAAATTAAATGGTATAAGTAGTAGCCTTGAAAATGGCAGTTTTGGGAGGTAAATGATGCTAACAGTAGAAAACGCAAAATTGTATTGTAGAATCGACAATAATGAAGAAGATGACTTAATAAAAAACTTAATAGATGCAGCGGATAGCTATATAAAAACAGCTTGTGGAGATTATAATTCGAATAGCCCTAAAGCAGAATTGTGTCAAAGGATACTTGTGAATCATTGGTATGAAAACAGAAGTGCAACAGGCAGTACAAAAGGTTTGAAATATTCATTAGATAATTTGTTGATACAAATTAGATATGGAAATGAAGGTAGTGATAACAATGAAAACGAGTCAATATAAAAAAAGGATAACAATACAAGAATACACAGAAACCAAAAATGCTAGAGGGATAACACTCAAAGAGTGGTATGATACTAAAACAGTATGGGCCAATATAAATACTAATATTGAAAATGAGGAAGATATTGCAAATTCAATAAAATCCAAAAAAACAAAAGAAATAACCATACGATATGATAAAACATTAGAGCAAAAACTTAACAACACTGAAAAATATAGAATATTTTATAAAACTCCATATAACATACTTGGAATAGAAAATGTTAATGAAGAAAATATAGAATTAAAAATTAGATGTGAGGCAATAGAATAATGGATTACGATATTAGAATGTATGGCTATGAAGAACTGTATAAAAAACTAGAAAGTATGCCAGATAAAATAAATAAGGTAGTTGACCAGGCTCTTGTAAAGGCAGCTCAACCAATTAAGGATGAGGCCAGAAGAAAAGCAAGAAGAAGTAAGTCACCTACTGGAACAAAAGGTCACATGGCGGATCATATTGAAATAGGAGATATTGAACAAGATGGAACAGCGAAAAGAGTAATAGTAGGATTTACAAAAGGAGATAACTCGCCATATTACTATGCGAAATTTATAGAATGGGGTGCATCAAGTGGACCATGGTCAAGTACGCACTATGGTAAAAAACCTTTTATGCGACCTGCTTATAAAGCCAAGGTTCAAGAATCACTAGAAATATTTAAAAATATTGTTGGGAAGGAACTGAAATAATGGATGCACATGAAAAAATATATAAAGTCTTATCAGAACTTGGATATGATGTGGAATTTGATACTTATACAGGAAAAAGTAAAAAATATATAACTTATTTTGAAATTCTAGAAAAAGAAGATGCTCAATCAGAAGACTATGAGGAAATAATAGGTCATCATTTTCAAGTTGATATTTTTTCAGATGAGGACCCGACAGAAATAAAAAACAAGGTAGTAAAAGCATTAAAACAAAATGAATTTTACTCGATAACATGTCAAGACTTGTATGAAAGAGAAACTAAAACTCATCATAAAGCAATCAATTGTTATCTTGCAGAATACATAGAATAAAACAAATTTCTCCTGCTCTTTCACAAAATAAAAAAATAGGAGGAATTGAAAATGCCAAGACAAATTGGGTTAGAAAAACTAACAGTAGCAAAAATAACTACAGATGAAAGCACAGGAACTGTATATGCAGAACCTGTAAAATTAGAAAGGTCAATTAAAGCCAAAATATCTCCAAAAACATCATCAGAAAAATTATACTCTGATGATTCAGTTGAGGAAATATTAAATAACTTTGACTCTTGTGATGTTGAAATAGAGTTAAATCAATTAACAATAGCATCAAGAGCATTGTTACAAGGTTCAAAAGTTGTTGATGGAATGTTAATAGAAAACAAAGATGATATTGCACCAGAGCTTGCACTAGGATTTAGAAGCAAGAAATCAAATGGAAAATATCGCTATGTTTGGCTATTAAAAGGAAAATTCGAACACACAGAAGATGAGTACGAAACAATTGGAGAAAAACCAACACCAAAAACAAATAGCTTAAAAGGTAGCTTTTATGGCAGAAATGATGGCAACTGGAGATTGATGGAAGATGAAGATGCAGAAGGTGCAAATTCAGCAAGATTAAAAGCTTGGTTTGATGCTGTGCCAGAAGTGCCAACAGGAAATGCAGAGGGCTAGAAAATTCTCCTGCTCCTTCACAGAAATAAATTAGGAGGATTTTAAAATGTCAAATAAAAAAATAACAGGTAAAGAATTAAAGGGAAATGTCTCTGAAAATACAGTAATATTAGATGGTACTGAATATGAAATAAGTTTAGACTTGAATGCATTTGCAGAATTAGAAGATATATACGGTGATCCAACAAAAGCATTAGAAGGATTAGAAAAAGGGTCGTTCAAAGCAATAAGAGATGTGTTGTATGCAATGCTAAAAACACAGAATCCAAAATTAACAGTATTGCAAGTAGGAAAAATGATAAATATGAATAACATTGTTGAAATTACAAATAAAATAAATGCAACAGCAATGAATTCATTACCAGAAGCGGATAATGAAACAAAAAACTAATAGATGAGTCATCCGAAATTCCAAAAGAACAATCTTGGGATTGGGGATGGCTCTATTATTTAGGAACACAACTTTTACATATACCAGAAAAGGAATTTTGGAAAATGACACCCAAAAAATTGTGTCTTTTATCAGAAATCTATTTTGAATATAACACACAAAGCAAAGCAAAAACAGAAAACCACAATGAAACATCAATGGCATACATTGATGAAATTTTTGTATAAAGGTGGTTTTGAAAAATGGCAGTTGAAGAAACTTTAGCAAAACTAGGCATAGAAATTGCTTTTGACTCATCTGGATTCAAAGAAGGCATAACAAAAGTAAATAACAATCTGAAAACATTAAAATCAGAACTAACACTTTCAAAGTCTAGTATGCAAAATTTCGGAAATACAACTGAAAGTTTGAAAGTACAAGCAACCAACTTAAGCCAAGCAATTCTTAACCAGAAAGCAAAAGTAGAATTATTAAATGAACAATATAAAGCATCAGTAGAAGCAAAAGGAGAAGATGCGAATCAAACTCAAAAGCTAAAAGTACAATTGAATAATGCTACAGCAACATTAAACAATATGGAAAAAGAGCTAGAGGAACTTAATAAAGATATAAAAGGTCATACTGCAGAATGGAAACAATTAGGCACAACATTGACTAATGCTGGAAATAAAATAAAAGCAGTAGGCAGTGCAATGCAATCAGTAGGAAGTACATTAACAAAATATGTAACAGCACCAATTGTTGCAGTGGGTACATTATCAGCTAAAGCAGCAGTTGAATTCGAGTCTGCATTTGCAGGTGTAAGAAAAACAGTAGATGCAACAGAAGAACAATTTGCAGAATTAGAATTAGGCATAAGAAATATGTCAAAAGAATTACCAGCATCTACTACTGAAATATCAAGTGTAGCAGAAGCGGCTGGACAGTTGGGAATAAAAACACAGGACATACTATCTTTTACTAAAGTTATGATAGACCTTGGAGAATCTACAAACCTATCATCTACAGAAGCCGCAACAGCTCTTGCAAAATTTGCAAATGTAACAAAAATGTCAGCATCAGAGTATAGCAACCTTGGTTCTGTAATTGTAGCACTAGGAAATAATTTTGCAACTACAGAAGCAGATATAGTAAATATGGCAACTAGACTTGCAGCATCTGGAGAACTTGTTGGATTGAGCCAGGCTCAAATTATGGCTCTAGCAACATCAATGAGTTCTGTAGGTATTGAAGCAGAAGCGGGTGGATCTGCAATGGCAAAATTGTTAAAGCAGATACAAATGGCAACTGAACTAGGTGGAGAAGAACTAAATCAATTCGCAAGTGTTGCAGGAATGACAGCAACACAATTTAAACAGGCATTTGAAAAAGATGCGGTTGGAGCTTTGAGTTCTTTTATAGAAGGTCTTAATAATACTGAAAGAAATGGAAAATCAGCAATAGCAGTATTAGATGATATGGGATTAACAGAGGTAAGACTAAGTAATACAATTTTATCTCTAGCAAATGCAAATGGCGTAATGACTGATGCGATAAATTTAGCAAATCAAAGTTGGAATGAAAATACTGCTTTGACTAATGAGGCCAATCAAAGATATGCAACAGTTGAAAGCCAAATGGCAATGTTGAAAAATAGTGTACAAGATATAGCAATAGAACTCGGTCAAGCACTATTGCCAGTGATAATAGACTTGGTAGAAATGGTACAACCAATAGTTACTAAAATCAAAGAATGGGCTACTGCGTTCAAAAGCTTAGATGAAGAATCACAAAAAAGTACACTAAAGATGATAGCACTAGTGGCCGCAATAGGTCCAATGATAAGTATTGCAGGAAAAGTTGTTAGTTCAGTTGGAGGAATGGTATCCGTATTTGGAAAAGTAGCAACTGCAATAGGAAACGCAGGAGGAATTGCAAAAGTATTTTCGACAGCAATGACTGCTATAACAGGACCAGTAGGAATTGCCATTGCAGTAATAACAGCATTAATTGCTGCATTTGTATATCTATATAATACGAATGATGATTTTAAAGAAACTGTGCAAAATGCGTGGAAAAAGGTACAGGAAGCTATACAAAAAGTATGGCAATCGCTACAACCAATATTCCAAAAACTAATGCAAGTATTTGAAAATCTATGGAAGGCAATAGAACCATTAGTAGAGATACTCGGAACAATTTTGATAAATATAATTGTTAAACAAATGGAAATGTGGTCAGAATTGATGTTGGTGCTAATGCCAATTTTAGACTTGTTAGTATCTGCGGTTGGTTTATTAGTTGATGTTGTAGGTGCAATAACATCTGTATTTTCTGATGCGATTCCAGAGATAGAAAGATTCGATGATACTGTGAGTGAAGCAACGCAGGAAGCCGTTGGATCATTTTTAGATTTGGAAGAACAAGCAACATTGTCATTAAACCAAATGGCATGGAGTGGTGCAACAGTAACAGAAGAAATGAAAAATAATATGACATCTACCATAGACCAGATGAAAGAACAAATAGTATCAAAAGTAGAAGAACAAAAAAATGAAACAACACAAATATTAACAGAACAATTAGCTACATTAACAACACTAACAGAAGAAGAAAAACAAAAAATAATAGTGGATGCAAATGCTGGATTTGATGAAAAGAAAAGAATAGCAGAAGAAGGTAGTGCAAGAATAAATGAAATCTTAACATTAGCGTCAGAACAAAATAGAGCTATAACACAAGCAGAAGCAGATGAAATAAACAGAATCAAAAGTGAAATGACAAATACTGCAGTTGCAGTAATGTCAGAAAGCGAAGCAGAACAAGCAGCAATCCTTGAAAAAATGAAAGCTAATGCCGTTGATTTATCTGCTCAACAAGCAGTAGAGGTTGTAAAAAATAGTATAGAACAAAAAGAAAAAACAATAGAAGCGGCTAACCAAGAATATGATGAAAGAATGAAAGCAGCTGCAAAATTAAGAGCAGTAGGAACAGAAGAAGCAAATAAGGCCGCAGATGAAATTGTTGCTTCTGCAGAAAGACAAAAAAATGAAACAATTGCTAAAGCAGAAGAAATGCATCAAAAAGTTGTAGCAGAAGCACAAAATCAAGCACAAGAACATGTAGACAAAGTTAACTGGGAAACTGGAGAAATAAAGTCAAATTGGGAAGTGTTTTGGACTGATGTTGGAAATGGAATCTCAAATTGGTGGACCAACACAAAACAAGGATTTTCTGATGGTGTAGAAAATATAAAAACATCATGGAACAATGGAATTGAAAACCTAAAACAAGGTGCATCACAGAAATGGACAGAGATTACTCAAGGCGTTACTAACTTTAAAAATAATACTGTAAATAAAATATCGGAGTTGGGCCAAGGAATAAAAACAAAGTGGCGGAGAACTAAAAGAAAATACAACACAAACATGGGATAAGATAAAAAATGGGGTATCTGATGCATCGCAATGGATGTATGACCATAATTACTATTACCAAGATATGTGTGATTTTATAAATGAAAAATGGTCAGAAATTTCTACTGCTACAACTGAGAAATGGGAAGAAATTAAAACTAATGTATCTACTACTATTACAAATGTAAAAGAGCGGAATTTCAAATAAGTGGAATGAAATATGTACATCTACAACTGAAAAATGGAATGAAGCAAAAAATACAATTTCAGAAACAGCAACTAACATTGGAGATACAGTTTCAACTAAATTTACTGAATTGAAAAATGGAGCAGTAAATAAATTCAATGAATTAAAGAATAGTGCATCAGAAAAATGGCGGAGAAATCAAAAATACTATATCAGAAAAAGTAACACCAATAGTACAAAATGTGCAAAATAAGTGGGAACAAATTAAAAACAATGCAGTGAATAAATGGCGGAGATATTAAGACATCGGTAGGAAACAAAGTCAACGAACTTAAAACAGCAATATCAGATAAATTCAATGAATTAGTAAATAGTGCAAAAAATTGGGCTCGAAACATGATGGATGGATTTGTTCAAGGAATAAAAGATAAAATTCAAAATGTAAGAAATGCAACTGCAAATGTAATAAACAACATAAAAGATTTTCTAGGATTTCACTCTCCAGCTAAAGAAGGAGAAGGTAGACATATTGTTGAATGGGGTGAAAATATGTTGTTAGGATTCATTGATGGTATGGATAACAAAACACAAATTTTAAGAAACAAGATGAGTGAATTGTTAAAAGCACCAGAACTAACAGCAAATTTAGATATAGGACTAAATACTATAGCTAAACCATCAAATGGACTAAAAGGCAATAATAACACAACAAACAATACTACTAACAATTCAAATCTTACATTAAAAATTGAAAACTTTATAAATGAAAGAGCACAAGACATAGAAAGTTTAGTAGAGGAAATAGAGTTTTATAGAAACAGAAAGTTAATTGCAAAAGGAGGCTAAATATGGGAGCATATTTCATATATAATGGCATCAATTCAAAAGATATGGGGGTAGTGCTGAAATCACTACCTCCTATTACTAAACCTAAAAGGAAAATTGAAGCAATACAAGTACCAGGAAGAAATGGAAAATTATATATAGATGAAAATTGCTATGAAACAATTTCAGTATCTTTGGAATGTGCATTAAAAAGAAATGTGGATCCAAGAAAGATTACTGAATGGCTAGTAGAATTTGGAACAATTACATTTTCGGATGAGATTGATAAGTTTTATAAGGCCGCAATAATAAACAGTATACCTTTGTCAAGAGTATTTAGAGTATATAGAGAATTCATAATACAATTAGAACTACAACCAATTGCAATGAGTATTGAAGAATATGAATATAACTGTAATGATAATGATATACACACTCTAGATATAGAAAGCACAGCTCTAATGAATCCATATATTAAAGTAACTGGTAGTGGAGAAGTACAATTAACTATAAACAACAGTATATGCAATTTGAATATAGATGATGAATACATCGAACTAGATTGTGAACTACAAAATGCTTTCAAAGATGTTGAGAATAAGAACAATAAGATGAATGGAGAATTTCCAATATTGAAACCAGGAGAAAATAAAATACAAGTTATTGGAGATGCAAGTATCCAAATAAAATACAGAAAAGCCTATATATAAGGAGGCTAAAATGATAACTATTTATAATAGATTTGAAACAAATTTCGACAATAACGGAATTGGAATATTAAGAGATGTAATATCAACAAGTATTACTGAAGAATTAAATGGACAATACGATTTAGAATTAGAATATCCTATAAAAGGATATCTGTCGGAAGAAATTAAAGAAGGAAATATAATAAAAGCCAAAGGTGTAGAATCGTATCAATTATTTAGAATAAAAAATGTCAAGAAAAGCTTAACAAGAATAACTACAATAGCAACACATATATTCTACGATTGGAATGATGATTTTATAGAGGATGCATATCCACAAAAACTAACAGGTCAAGCAGCACTTCAATGGTTAGTAGATCATACAGTAAATGCTAGTGGAAAATTTGCGGTGTTTTCGGATATAGCGACTATTGCAACAGCAAGATATGTAAGAAGAAATCCTGTTGAGTGTTTAATTGGGAATATAGATAACGCATTTGTGAATGTATGGGGTGGAGAATTAGAAAGAGATAATTTCACAATTAAGGTACTGGAAAACAGAGGTCAAGACACAGGATATAAAATCATAAGTAAAAAGAATTTAACAGGAATACAAGTAAATGTTGATTACAGTAATGTGATAACAAAAATAATGCCACAAGGATATGATGGATTACTATTACCAGAAAAATATGTTGAAAGCACTCATATATTAGAATATCCAAATGAAATAATAAAAAAAGTAGAATTCTCCGATGTACAAATTATAGATGATGAAGAAAATCCAGAAAATAGTGTGGATGAGGAACAAGCTTATGAATTATTGCGTGGAAAAGCTAAAGCAATGTTTGAAAATGATAAAATTGATATTCCAGTAGTTGATATCAAGGTGGAATTTGTAGAACTATCAAAAACCAAAGAATATAAAGAAAAATATCAATTTTTAGAAAACCTAAAACTAGGAGATACTTTATATACAAAAGTAGATGACCTTGATATAGATGTGTCAATAAAGATAGTCAAATATGTATGGGATGTTTTAAAACAAAGATATATATCACTAGAATTAGGAAATATAAAATCTAATTATATTACAAAACAAATAAACCAAGAACAAAAAACAAATGAAGAATTTGAAAGAATACCAGAGTTATTGCAGCAAGTAAAAAACTTTGCAACATCATCTATTACTAATGCTATGGGCGGATATGTGTATAAGACACAAAGTGAATTATTCATAATGGATTCCAATGATCCAATAACAGCTCAAAAAGTATGGAGATGGAATATAGAAGGGTTAGGTTATTCAAACAATGGAATAAATGGACCATTCGAAACAGCAATAACTGCAGATGGACAAATTGTTGCAGATTTTATAACATCTGGAACATTAGATGCAAGTATAATAACCACAGGAATATTAAAGTCACAGGATGGCAATTTCTTTATAAACTTAAATACAGGAGAATTTTACTCTACAGATGTAGAGGGAATAAAACTAACAGTAAAACAAAATTCAGAAGATATCCAGGATAATCAAGAAAAGTTAGCAGAAATATCAATAACTGTTGATAGAATAGCACAATCAATACAAATATCTGGAGGAAGAAATAAAGTAATAAATTCAGTAGGTCTATATGGAACAGACCAATATGAAATAAGTGGAAGCGGAAATACAATGTTTGGAGAAGTTGCTGACTTGAAGGCACTTACAAATTCGGGTGCAATGATATACGCTACAAACAAAGTTATAAAACATACAGATATTACTCTTATTGAAGGTCAACAATATACGATAACTTTTAAATACAGTAACACAGAAGGAAATAATTTTATATTCAGATTAACTAATACAGACACTATTGAATTGGTAAATACTACCGAATCAAAGCAACTAGAGGAAATTACATATACATTCACATCTAATGGAAAACTTACATATGAAATGGAATGTTCATATGTAGATAATACAAAAGGTGGATTCATAACAGATTTAATCATCAAAGAAGGAAATTTAAGAAGTAACTGGGAACCAGCAACAGGAGAAATAGTGGGGACAGCATTAAGCTTATATTACAATGGTGTTGAAATTACATCAGTAGACTCGGATATAAAAACAGTTATAAACAACATGGGATTCAGCGTATATGATACCACAGATACAAACAATATAATATTAACATTAAACAATTTAAGAGTATTACTAACAAATACAGAAATACAAGGAACTCTAAAAATAGAAACATTTTTGTTTCAAAAAATGACAATAGACAGTGATGACTGTCTTTTTATTTTGTGAAAAAGGAGAATCTAAATGGCAACAATATATGGAGAATGGTCAAAGAAATGTAGATTAAGAATAGATTATAGTTATACACAAGATACTGCAAATTGCTGCACTAATGTATCAATGACCTTGTATGCAGAAAAAAACTATACAGGAAGAAACTACAATAACAAAACAAATGATGCTTATTACAATATGAATGGTTTAGGAAATACATATGCAACATTTGACTGGTCTGGAAGTTCTGCTTGGAAACTAGGTTCAAGTTCATTTACTGTTGCTCATAATACTAGCACAGGAGAAGGTGGTGTTACCCTATATGGAAACTGGCACTCTGGATTATCTTCATCAACTATTATACCTACAGATATTTCAGTATCACAATATGTTAGTTTTCCGACTATTCCTAGATATGCAAATGTAAGTTGTAGCTTAAATAGTAAAACTATAAATAGTGCAAGTATTAATTACTCCGTAGATTCAACAATAGATTATGTACAAGGAAGAATAAATGGAGGCGCTTGGTTTGATGTTACAGGAAATCCAGTTGTATTTTCTGGTCTAACGCAAAATACTAATTATAATTTACAACTGCAGGTAAGAAGAAAAGATAGTCAATTATGGTCTAGCTCAAATGTAATAAATGTAACAACTCATGATATAGCTAAAATAAGTTCAGCATCTAACTATAATATAGGAACAAATACAAGTATAAGTTTTACGAATCCGAGTGGTTCAACAGTTAATGCGTGGATAGAAGATGGGAATGGAAATGTACTGTGTTCAAAAAGAACAGGGGTAAGTAGTCCTTATACTTTTCAATGGTCAGCATCTGATAATAACCTTCATTATGCAGCAACACCAAATTCCAATACATTAAATGTAAAAGTTGTATTAAATACAGTATGCAATGGAACAAGCTATAGAAATACAGTTGATAAAGTTGCAACAGTAACAAATGCAAATCCAACATTTTCTACATTCACATTTGCAGATGTGAATTCAACTACTACTGCATTGACGGGTAACAATCAAAAATTCATAAAAGGATATTCAAATGTAAAAACAACTATAACTACTACCAATAAAGCAACTGCACAAAAAAGTGCAACGATGGTCAAATATAGAACTGAAATAGGAAGTCTTACAAAAGAAGGGACATATAGCAGTTCTGCATCAGTAGAAATGCAAATCAATAAAGTTACAACTGGAACGATGGTTGTAAAGGCTATTGATAGTAGAAGCAATGTGACCAGTATTACAAAAACAGCAACAATGATTAGTTATGCAGATGTAGTTATAAAAAATATGTCAATAGTTAGACAGAACGGAATAGGTACTACTGCAAATATAATTGGTAACGGTACATATACAAATGTAAATTTTGGAGCAGTAAGTAATGCAATAACCAAAATAGAATATAGACAAAAAACAAAAAATGGATCATTTGGATCGTGGTCAGACATAACAAGCAAATTCACAACTGGAAATGGAACTTTTGCAAATAACACTTCGAGCAATACATTAACAGGTTTTACAGTTGGAACACAATATGTAGCTGAAATTAGAGTAACGGATAAATTAAGCTCTGTTACAAGAAGTGTAGAAATAACAAGTGGAGATAGTACACTTTGCTTGAATAGAAGTAAGAAAATGATAGGTGTAGGAAAAATACCAGATAGAACTTTACCAGAAGGAAGCGGAGACTTTAAAGGAACAGTAAAAGCAACAGAAATAAGATTGCAACAAATGAGATTCAAAGGAATTTCATACATTGTAACTACATCCTCAAAGATTTCTGCAAGTACAAATTACACAGTGCCATTTTCATATGTTGTAGGTGCGAATGCATTTACTATTTACTATGAAGGTGTAAGGTTAGTTAGAGGAACTCATTACAAAGAAATCGGAACCTCTGGTGCAAGTAGTACAACAATACAATTTCTATGGGATGTTCCAACTAGTAGTTTATTTGAATATGTAACTTAAGGGGGAATACAATGAGTAAACCATTAATACAGAAAGTAAAAGAAATAATAGATATTGTATATCCTGTTGGAAGTGTATATATAAGTGTAAATAGCACAAGTCCTGCAACTCTATTCGGAGGAACATGGGCACAACTAAAAGATAGATTTTTAATAGGTGCAGGTAGTTCATATAGCAATGGAGCTACTGGAGGTGGAACTGCAAATGATAATATTAAAGTATCTTCAATTGCGTATGGGTTGGTTTCAGAAGGCGTTTATAATGGTCAAGCATTAGTATCAATAACAAAGAACAATACAACATCAGCAGCTTATTTAAAAGATGTAGGAATTAATATATTACCACCATATCTTGCAGTGTACATGTGGAAAAGAACAGCATAGGAGGAAAGAATGAGTGATCCAATATTTAAAAGAATATTCAATTTGGTCTATCCAATTGGAAGCATATATATGAGCTCAAACAGTACAAGTCCTGCAACTCTTTTTGGTGGCACTTGGGTACAATTAAAAGATAGAGTTTTGGTAGGTGCAGGAGATTCTTTTAGCAATGGTGCTACAGGTGGAAGTAAAACTAAGAATCTAGCACATACACATACAACTGGAAATTGTACTTTAACAATAGACCAAATACCAGCACACTCACATGCTTATAATCTAGCATATGGAGGAAATGACCCTGCTAAAGGACTAGGATATGGAAACACATTAGCAGGAACATTTGATAATGCGGCTTTTGTGCAAAAAACGGGTGGTGGAAATGCTCACAACCATGGAAATACAGGAAGTAGTCTAAGTTCAAGTTTTGATACGATGCCACCATATCTTGTAGTGTATATGTGGAAAAGAACAGCGTAGGAGGAATTGAAATTGGCAAAACCATTAATTCAAAATTTGAAAGAAATATTCAATTTGATATATCCAGTAGGAAGTATATATTTTTCGGTAAATAATACGAATCCAAGTAGCTTGTTTGGAGGAACTTGGATATCGTGGGGAAGTCGGAAAAGTTCCAGTTGGTGTAAATACTGCAGATAGTGATTTTAGTACAGTAGAAAAAACTGGTGGAAGTAAATACTTACAATCACACAATCATACTGGAACAACTGGAGGAGGAAAAACTGAGTTTATGAGAATTGTTGGTGCTGCTGGAACATCTGTTGCACACAATCATACAACAGGATATTCGAGTGCCAGTTATGTTGATAGAACTGGAGGAACATCAGAATTTAATGGCTCAAACCATTGGCATGAGTTTACAACCAATAATTCGGGAAGTGGAAATTCTGGAAATCTTCAACCATATATATGTTGCTATATGTGGAAAAGAACAGCATAGGAGGAAAAAATGAGCGATCCAATTTTAAAAAGAATGTTTAATTTAATGTATCCAGTTGGAAGTGTCTACTTGAGTACAAATAGTACAAGTCCAGCTGTTTTGTTTGGTGGCTCTTGGACACAAATAACAGGAAGATTCTTGTATTGTACTACTACGAGCAAAACTACAGGGGGAAATTCTACACATACACATACTCAAGGTTCAACAGGGTCAACTGCAATTACTGTAGCACAAATGCCATCACATACACACAAATTAAGAATGAGGAATAATGGAAAATGGGATTGGAATAGTGGTTCAGCAGCTGGAGATAAAATGGAGGGTGGATATTATTGGGATGCAGGAAATGTAACTTACAATTGGCTAATTGATAATGAATTTATAGGTGGAAACCAAGGACATACTCACACAAATCCAACAACTGCATCGGCAAGTAGTTTGCCACCATACTTTACGGTGTACTGTTGGTACAGAACAGCTTAATATAAAAATAAGGAGGGATTAACTTGGAAGAACTTGTAGACTTAATAGCCAGATATGGAGGACTTGTTATATTAGCAGGTCTTTTTATTTTGCAATGGACAGATGATAAGAAAGCAGCAAAAGAAGAAAAAAACAATAATGCACAAATTCTTAAAGAACTATCAGTATCGAATAAGAATATTGCAGAAAGCTTAAATTTACTAAAAATCTCAATAGATGGTCAAATAAATGAATTTAAGCAACACGATGAAAGAGCAATTAAAGAATTTTCAGAAATAAAACAAGAGTTAATAAAAATAGAAGGGAGGAACCAGGAATGGAAGAATTAAAGAAACTAATTGATTTGAAAACGATAATCACATTATTGCTAACAATAGTATTTGTAATATTAGTGATATTCCAAATACCAATACCAGAATTCTTTGTAGAAATTTATAGATTGCTAATAGTTTTTTATTTTGGAACACAAGTACAAAAAACTTCAAACTATATAAAAGAACTACAAGGAAACAAAGAAGGAGGAGAATAAGATGAATAATAAAGAATTTATTCAAAAATTAAAAGAAATAGCCAATATGAATACAATATATATGTGGGGGTGCTTTGGACAAAAAGTAACAGAAAGTATAATAGTGTCTAAAACTAAACAATATACATCTTGGTATAATGAAAACAGACAAAAGAAATTCAGAAATCTAATAGGGAAAAACTATTATGGATTTGATTGTGTATGTTTAATAAAAGGTATCCTTTGGGGATTTCCAAATACCAAATATGCTAGTAATGGTGTACCAGATGTAAATGCTGATGGGATGATAGAAAAGTGTAACAATATTTCTACTGACTTCAACAATATTGAACCAGGAGAAGCGGTATGGCTAAAAGGTCATATTGGTGTATACATAGGGGATGGACAAGTTATTGAGTGTACTCCAGCGTGGAAAGATGGTGTTCAAATTACTAACTTAAACCAAAGAAAATGGATCAAGCATGGAAGACTACCATATATTGAATATGTTGTAGAAAGTGCAACTAATAATAATTTAGTAAATGAAAATGTCTATGTTGTAGTTAAAGGGGATACATTAAGTGAGATTGCAGAAAAATTTGGAACTACAGTACAAGCAATTGCAAATGCAAATAGTATTGAAAATGTGCATCTAATAAATATAGGACAAAAATTAAAAATACCAACTACAAAAGAAATCAATACAATTAAAACAAAAGTTGTTACTGCAAAGACTGGATTGGTATTAAGAAGTGAACCAAGAAAATCAGCCGCTCGTTTGGGTGCATATGCAAAAGGAACAAGTATTACAGTTACAAAAGAAAATGTTGCAACTGCAGATGGATTCAATTGGGATAAGGTAACAGTACAAGGTAAAACAGGATATATGGCTAATACATATTTGAAATAAAATTAAAGGAGGGCTTAATTGCTCTCCTTATTTTTTGTGCTAGGGAAATTATTTATAAATGCATCGTATGCTTCTACAAGGCTACAAGTAGAACATATTTCTATTCTAAAATCTTTTCTAGAGTTTGCTGGATAACCGTAAATTGGTTTGCCACAAATAGGACAATTTTTTTCACCATTATATTTCATAACAAATCCTCCTTGAATTTTTGCTATTATAACTCTAAAAAACTTTATTTACCAGCATTTTTGAACAAATATAAAAGGTGGTAAAATACCACCTTTTGTGTTTAAATATCTTTACAAGTTACATCTTTGAAAAATGGAGAATCAAAGAAATCTTTTAAATCTATATGAAATGCATTACAAATATGCACTAATTTGTCAATTTTTATCAATTCTGTTCTATCATGAAAAAAGTCATAAATACTAGCGTATGGAATACCAGCTAATAATGCCAATTCGTGCAAAGAGTCTATTTCATTCAAATTCATTAATTCGCTTATTCTGCTTTTTATTGCTTCTGATATTAACATTGCAAGCTCCTTTCAATACAAATAGTATTTTCAAAAATACTAAATCAATTCAAGTATAGCAAAATGATAATAAAAACATCTTGGGAAAACCGATAAAGTTGAAAAAATAGTCTTGAAAACTAGAGTGATAAATGGTAAAATATAGGAAGAAATCCAAACGAAAAGGAGAAAAAAATGAAGAATACAGGGATAATAAAAAAGTTTGATGAATTAGGAAGAATAGTATTACCAATGGAAATCAGAAAAAGTAAGGATTGGAATTATAAAGATACTATTGAAATATATACAAAAGGAAATGATATTATTTTAGAAAAGGTAGAAAAAAAGAATCTATCTGGAGGAATGGTTCGAAAAATAGATGAATTGGGTAGAGTAGTAATACCAATAGAAATTAGAAATACATTTATGCTAGATGAAGGAGATGGTGTAGAAGTATATACAGAAAATGAAAAGATAATATTAAGAAAATATTATGAAGGGTGTATATATTGTGGTAGCAAAAAGAAAGTATATAAATTGCTTGAGAAACCAATCTGTGAAAAGTGCATAGAAAAAATAAAAGAAAAAATATAAAGGCTTTAGGGCCTTTTTTTGTTGCATACATTTTACAATTTGTCAAGCATTTGCAAAGAAGTATTGTTACTTTAGTTTGCCTTAAAATCTAGCTATTTCACAGGTTGTGTGGTATTATGTGTTTAAAGGAGTGATACTTATGTTAACAGGAACATTCGGCATAGAAGTCGAACTAACAGGTATAACAAGAGATAAAGCTGCAAAAGTAATAAAAGAAGTGATGGGAGGTGAAATAACAAGAACATATGATGGCTATGATACCAGAAAAATAAGAGCAACAGACAATAGGGTATGGAAAGTTGTAAGTGACTCTAGTATAAGAAAATCAAATCCACATGGAAGTGTAACAGACAATTATTCAGTAGAAGTAGTAAGCCCAATATTAACAGAACAAGACATAGACATTGTACAAGACTTAATAAGAGCATTAAGAGGTGCAGGAGGAATAACAAATAGTAGTTGTGGGATACACATACATCTAAATGGTTCAGACCACACAGTTCAAAGTGTAAAGAATTTCATACAAATAATAGCTAGTAAAAATGACTTGCTATACAAAGCACTACAAATAGAACCAGATAGAATGAGATACTGCAAGAAGATGGACCAAGAACTAGTAAAAAAGATAAAAACAAGAAAACCTAAAACAATGCAACAAATCAAAGACATATGGTACAATGAAAGAAATGCAGGATATCATGTACACTATCATCCTAGTAGATACCATCTGCTAAACTTACATAGCTTCTTCGAAGGAAACCACACAATAGAATTAAGAGGATTTAACTCAACACTACACGCAGGAAAAGTAAAAGCATACATACTACTAGCACTAGCAATAAACAAACAAGCACTAACACAAAAGAAAGCAAGTAACAAGGTAGTACAAAGCGAAAATGAAAAATTTGCAATGAGAGTATACTTAAACAGAATAGGATTCATAGGAAATGAATACAAAAATTACAGAAAACATCTATACGAACATCTAAATGGTTCGGCAGCTTGGAGGTATGGAGAAGATGATCCAAGATATAAGAAAAATAAAAAGAAGGAGGTTGTAGCATAATGAAAAATACAAAATTATATGTAGCATATGGAAGTAACATGAATAAAGAACAAATGAAATACAGATGTCCAAATGCAATACCGATAGGAAAATCAATATTAAATGATTACAAATTAGTATTCAAAGGAGTGGCAGATGTAATAAAATGTAAAGGAGAAAAGGTTCCAATAGCAATATGGGAAATAACAGAAGAATGTGAAAAGGCACTAGATATATATGAAGGATATCCAAGGCTATATAGAAAAGAATATGTAGACATACAAATAGGTGGAAAAAATGAAAAAGCAATGATATATGTGATGAACTATGGAAAAGGAAGATACCCAAGTAAAGTATACTTTGAAACTATAAAAAAAGGATACTATGATTTCAAAATACCACTTACACCACTAATAAAAGCACTATATGAATGCCAAAGTATAAAATAAAAAATACAAGCAAAAAGGGGAATACCCTTATTGCTTTTCCAGAACGAAAAGTTCTTTTTTTTTGCCTTTGACAAAACAGACTCCTTGTATTATAATTAAGGAGTCTGATGAATGATTTCGACATATTGTAAGTTGTTTTTTGGCACTGGTAACTAGGAGCATCAGACAATTTAGATGTTTTAGATGGAAAATTTAGAAGATAAATTTTTAAAGCGGATTTTATTTTAATCCGCTTTAAAATTACTTATTATTAGTAAAAATATATAATTAATTGGATAGAGTAAAGTGATTTATGAGAATTGTAGGGGCGATTTTAATCGCCCGTTCTTCGAAGAATTACTAAAATTAATAGAAAATAGGTGATGAAATGAAACTAGCTTTTTATACATTGCGGTT